CCGCTTCCCGTTCCTCACGAAGTGGACAGTTGGTTTGTTGCAAAGGTGCTGTAATGAGCGGCTTTAAAGCACAGATTGAGCGCGACATTTCCGCCGTTTTCCATAACGCGGAGGAATTTGCGGACTTAATGGAAGTTGAATACAACGGGAAAATCTACAAAGATATTCCCGTTGTGATTGACAGCGAAATTGCCAAAGAACGAACGAAAGCGAGCGGCGATAATTCTGTTGGCACATTTGCTTTTGATGTTACGGCTTTCGTATCGTTCAAAGATTTGAAAATCGTACCGCGAAAGGAAACAAAAATTGTTATTGGCGGCGTTTCCTATAACATTGTGCAAGTCGCGTTCGACATTGGAGAAATAACGCTTGATTTGGAGCTGTTGGAAGAATGATTGAGATAACAAGCGAACAGATGGACAGAATTCATTTATTGCTTGGAGGGTTAAAAAACGCGCCCCGAAATGCAATTTATAATGTCCTAAATCGTGCCGTTGGCACGGTTAAAAGCACATCAAGCAAGGCGGTTCGTGAAACCTACAAAATCAAGCACGGCGATCTGACAAGCAATCGAAACATAGGAATCACAAAGGCGGGACCGTCAAGGCTTGAAGCGTCAATTACTTTTGGCGGGAATCTTATTCCGCTTATTAAATTTAACGTTACCCCAAAACAACCGCAGCGCAAAGCTGTTTCCGCGTCCGTTCTCGACGGCGGCGGAAAATCGCACCTAATACACGCTTATGTTGCAAATTTAGGTTACGGGGTTGGAGTTTTCGAGCGTGAAACAAGCGCCCGCGAATCATCAAAGCAACTGTTCGGACCGTCAACGGCGCATATGGTTGAAAACGGCAACGTGCTTAAAAATGTTCAGGCGGCGGCAATGGACACAATAGACAAGCGCGTTGAACACGAAATCAGTCGCATTTTGAGCGGCTACACTTAAAGGAGGGAATGCAATTGACACCAAATGAATTGTTGAATGAATTAAAACGATTCATTGAGGAGCAAACAAAGGACATAATTTTGTCGGTGCGCCCCGTAAATAACAAGGTTTTCCCCGAACCGAGCGGCAAAAAGAAAGCTGATAACGCAGACAATGAACTGTTGACCCGTGCCGCGGAGGTTCATTTAATGCGCTTACCCAATAAGGACGCGGAAACAAACCGAATCCCCTATATACTCTTGCAGTTACTCACGGGCATTGACGAACAGGAGCAAGGCAAAGAACCCGACAGCGCGTGCAAAGTCCGAATTGTATTTGCAACGTATTCGGAGGACGCGAGCGCGGGTTCAATAGATTTGCTGAATCTAATAACAAGGGTTCGTGTCGCGCTGTTTAAAAAAGGCGTTATCGGTAAACAATTCACGATTCGCAAGCCGCTTGAATATGCGATTTACCCGGATGAAACGGGACCGTACTATTTCGGTGAAATGCTGACGATTTGGGGAATACCCACGATTAAAAGGGAGGTAAATTTATATGCCTAAAAACAGCAATAACGTTGTGTCCGATTTGGACACAAAAACGAGCGCGGAAGCGCCCGTAACCCCCGTTGCAAGCGATAAGCCGCGCAACGAAACAGCAACAAATTTTGTGTATATCGGACCGTCCTTGCCCGGTGCAAAACTTATGAACAACACGGTTATAAGCGGCACACGCAAGGAAATTTCCGAATACTACAAAGACGTTATCGAACAATATCCGAATGTTGACAAGCTCATTGTCCCCGTTGACAAACTGTCGGAAAGCCGCGCCAAAATAAGCGCGGGCGGTAACGTTTTAAGCAAGTACTATAACGACTTGTTGATTCAGGTTAAGAAAGGAGCTGTTGAATAATGGCTTACTATCACGGCATAAGCACAAGACAGGTTGCAACGTCTCTTTCAACGCCCGTAACAGCGGCAAGCGGCGTAACATTTGTTGTCGGCACAGCGCCCGTGCATATGTTGGGCGCTGATTCCGTGGACGGCGCGGACGCATACAAAAATGTAAACGTACCTATTATGTGCAACAATTACAGCGAAGCCGTAAGCGCTCTTGGGTATTCGGACAATTGGGAGAAATACACACTTTGCGAAGTTATGTATAATCATTTTCAGTTATACGCAACTTCTCCCGTGTTCTTTGTAAACGTCCTTGACCCCACAAAGCACAAAATCAGCGTGGCGGCGGAAAATTACAGCGTTGTTGACGGCAAAGCAACATTACCGTTTGACACTATCGCGGAATCCGTCAAAATCGCGGAGTACAAGCGCGGTGAAGATTATGATTTGCTGTATGACGGGGATTCGCTTGTTGTTGAAATCTTGGACGGCGGCGCAATTCCCGCGGGTACAACCGAATTGTCAATTGAATTTGATAGGGTTGACCCGTCACAAGTCACAAAAGCAAACATTATCGGCGGGTTCGACGTAAACACAAAGAGAACTTCGGGCTTTGAATTGCTTGAAGCCGTGTTCCCCAAATACGGAATCGCCCCCGATATTCTGATTTGCCCCAAATGGAGCAGTGATTCCGAGGTTGCGGCAATTATGGCGACAAAGGCGGCGAACATTAACGGCGTATTTGAAGCAAAGGCGCTTATCGACGTTGACACAACAGCCGTAAAACATTATGCAGATGTTCCCGCTTGGAAAAAGGCAAAGAATATCAACGATAAGGCACAGGCGCTTTGCTTCCCTATGTGCAGACTTGGCGACAGGGTTTTCCATTTGTCTGTACAAATGGCGGGACTTATGGCAACGGTTGACACCAACAACGGCGGTTGTCCTGCTGAAAGCCCGTCCAACAAGACAATGAAAATCGACAGCGCCGTTCTTGCGGACGGCACGGAAGTTTTGCTTGACTTGACACAGGCAAATTATCTCAACAGTAACGGCGTAACGACCGCGCTTAATTTCATAGGCGGTTTTGTATTGTGGGGCAACGAAACGGCTTGTTATCCTGCAAATACAGACGTAAAAGATTATTTCCTTTGCGTTTCGCGTATGTTCGGTTGGGTTAGCAATTCGCTTGTGCTTACATATTGGAGCAAAATCGACAGCAAATTCAACCGCCGCTTGATTGACAGTATCGTTGACAGCGTTAATATTTGGCTGAACGGTCTTGTTGCAGAGGAAAAATTGTTAGGCGGGCGCGTTGAGTTTAACGAGAGCGAAAACACCACCGTTTCACTTATGAGCGGCAAGGCAGTATTCCACATATTCCTAACGCCGCCCAGCCCCGCAAAGGAAATTGAATTCGTGCTTGAATATGATACGTCTTATGTGACGTCGGCATTATTGGCGTAATGCGGAGGTGATATTTTATGCCAAAGGTAGATGAAACCGTCATAAACTTTGCGGTCTATGAAGAGGGTACGGAGTTTTTGGGAATGGCAGAAGTTACTTTGCCCGAAATCTCAAACATCACAAACGAAGTCAAGGGTGCGGGAATAAACGGCACTTTTGAAAGCGTTGCACGCGGACATTTGGAAGCAATGACGCTGACGCTTAATTTCAGAACGCTTGTAAAAAGCGCAATTAAGCTGTTAGAGCCTTGCAACCACCAAATAGATTTGCGTGTTGCACAGCAGTCCACGGAGAACACTTCGGGCAATACGGACGTAACAAGGGTAAAGCACGTTTTGATTGTCAGAGCAAAAAAGTTGTCGCCCGGCAAGGTTGCGCCCGCTTCACCCGCGGACGCAAGCGGCGAATATGCCGCTACTTATTGGGCAACGTGGATTGACGGTGAAAAGGTTCTTGAAATTGATATACTTAATTTCATTTACTTTGTCAACGGAAAGGATTGGCTTGAAGATGTGCGTAAGGCACTCGGAAAATAATTGACGGAGGATTTGAATTATGAACTTTGAGAAGCAGAACACAATCAACGTAGAGGGCGCAGAAATCGCCGCAGACGCAACGAACGGCGCGGGTAATGAAACACCATTGCCCGCCGACAAAAACGCGAATACGGGCGCGTCAGACACCTATATTCACAAGTTTAAAAAGCCGTTTGAGTATGAGGGCAACAAATACACCTCAATCAACTTCTATTTCGGAAAGCTGACGGGGCGCGATATGCTTAAAATCGAAAGCGAAATGCAGGCAAGCAACGAATACGCGATTGACCCGCTTTTGTCACGAAATTACTTGTGCAAAATGGCAAGCAAAGCGGGCGGCATTGGGAGCGACGCGTTGGAAGCAATGCCCGCGCGTGACTTTAACCAGATTACAAACGCGGCGCGAAATTTTTTGATAAACAGTTCGGAGGATTAAAAACTTCGGCCGGTTGGCTTGCAAAAGACATTTTCCGACTTGCGCGGGAATCGCACACGCCAATGACTTTTTTTCTTGACTTATCATTAAATGAGTTTTTTTATTGGCGTGAAAACATAATCACGGCTATTCGGGAAGATAGAAAGCAGAAATAACAGTTTTCGGGCGGGTAACACCGCCCGAATTTATTTCAACGTTTGGAGGTGAGCAAATGGCGGCGGGACGCAAAGAATATGAATTGCAAATGAAGTTGTCGGCGGCGATTGGCTCAAGCTTCAATTCGAGCTTTCAAGCGGCAATGTCAACGACCAAAAAGCTACAAAGCACCCTTTCAAATCTGAAAAAGGTTCAGGGCGATATTTCGGCATACAAGAAAACGCAAGAAGCGATAAACACGACAAAAGCAAAGGTTCAGGAATACGAAACAAAGCACAATGCGCTTCAAAGCGAACTTTCGCAGACCGCGGCGAAAGAAAAGGAACTGCAAAAGGCTTTAGCGGCAAGTGAGAAATCCACGGGAAAGGACACCGAGGAATATAAACAGCTTCAAAGGCAGTTGCAGAACACACGGAACGAAAAAAGCAAACTGAAAAGCCAAATCAAGGACAACGAACGCGCAACATCAAGCGCTAATGAAAAAATCAAGGAGCAGGAGCAAAGACTGTCGGAGCTTTCGCAACAGCTTAAAGCAACGGGAACAAACACCGACAAGCTGACGCAAGAGAACGAAAAACTTGAAAAGGCTTATAGACGCGTGCAACAGGCGCAACAGGATTACGCACGCGTAAATTCAGCAATTGAACAAAACAAAGCGGCTATTTCCGCAACCAAAAGCGAGCTTTTAAAAACGGTTGGCATTGTTGGAACGGCGGGAGCGGCTTTTTATAAAGGGTTTATTACCCCCGCGGCAAATCTTCAAGAGCAGATGTCAACGGTTCAAGCCTTAATCAGCACTTCAAGTGATGATATTGAGGGCGATATGACAAAGTTGAACGCTCTTGCGAAGAAAATGGGTTCAACCACAAAATTCACGGCGGTTGAAGCGGGGCAAGCTCTTGAATATATGGGTATGGCGGGTTGGAAAACCCAACAAATGATTAACGGTTTGCCGGGAATTATGAACCTTGCGGCGGCTTCGGGTGAGGAATTAGCAACCGTTTCCGACATTGTAACAGACGCAATGACGGCGTTCGGCTTGGCGGCGGACGGGACAACAAAAGGGATTTCCAACGTTAATTATTTTACGGATATTTTGGCGGCAACGGCGGCAAATTCAAACACAAACGTTGCTTTGCTTGGCGAATCGTTCAAATACGCCGCTCCTCTTGCGGGTTCTTTCGGATTCTCAGTTGAGGACACGGCGCTTATGCTTGGACTTATGGCTAATTCGGGAATAAAAGCAAGTCAAAGCGGTACGTCGCTACGAAAAGTATTCACAGCGCTAACGGGTGAATTGAAAATCGCGCAAAAAGACGGTTCGGAATTGGTAGTTGCTACACAAACCGCAAGCGGCAAAATGCGCGACCTCAAAGACATAGTCGGGGATTTACGAACCGCATTTAATGGCGTGTCCGATTCCGATATGTTAGAAATGCAAAAAGACCTTACAGCCACGGCGCAAAGTTTGGGAATTGCGCTTAATGATGAAAACGGCGACTTGAAAACGCAAGCGGCGTTGTATGCGGACGTTCAGGACGCAATACAAGATATGACGGACGCAGGCAAAATTCAAGAAGCTGAAGCAATTGCAAGCAAAACAGCAATGGCGGGGCTTTTGTCTATTGTCAACGCAAGTAGCGAGGACTACACCAAACTTGCAGACGCGATATACAACGCTAACGGCGCAGCGGAGAAAATGGCGGGAATCCGTCTTGACAACCTAAACGGCGATATTACACTTGCAAAATCGGCTTGGGACGGATTGGCGACCACTATAGGCGAAATGTTTTTGCCGAATTTACGAACAGCCGTTCAAAAAGTAACGGAATTCCTCAACAAAGCCAACGAGTTTGCGCAAAACAACCCCGAAGTAATCAAGCAAATTGTCAAGGTTGCAAGCGGACTTGCCGCATTGAAAGTCGGCAGTCTTGCGGGCAAACTCGGATTTTTGGAGATGAAGGGCGGAGTTTTAGAGGTTGTTAAATCGTTCTTAGGGCTTCGCACTAATATGGCGGAAAACGCCGCAGCGGCAGTTACGGGCGGCGGCAAATTTACCGCGTTCGGAAAGTCGATTGCGGGCTATTTCAAGAATGTCAAAAGCTCTGTTGGTGGTGTGCGGGCGGCAATTGGTAAACTTGCGGGCGGTCCGGAAATAAAGATTTTCGGTAAAATTGGCAGTACGCTTAGTAAATCTTTTGGATTTATCGGAAATTCGTTTAAGAATGTTTTCGGTAAAATCGGCGGCACATTCAGCAGTTTGGGAAGTAAAATTGCGGCGGGACCCCTTGGTAAAATATGCGGGGGTTTTTCTAGTTTTTGGAAAAGCGTAGGGGCAGTTTTCGGGGGGCCGGTGGAAGT